CCGGAGTTGTCCGTGGCGCTCCTGTAGTTTGGGCTAAAAATCAGACTGTCACTTTGACTGACTTGACCACCAACTATGTCTATATGAATTCTCTCGGGATCATCGGTGTGCAATCTTCTTGGAGTGAGGAAGACAGCGAGTCTAAAATTTCTCTCTTTGAGGTTTACGTAGAAGGTCTAAATTCGATTGTCTGCAAAGAGAATCATCCCTACAAATTCACCTCAGCTATTTCTAGCAATTGGCATTCGTTGTTTGGTTCGTTGTTGCAAGATGCAAGTCAAACTTTGGCCATTGCGTCTGGTGTAAATCGCACAACGAATCTCGTTGGGACAAACACCATAAATGACCATGGCGTGACCACCAGCATTGCTGCGCAATCACCAATGTCTATCACACAAGTCGTTCAGAATACGTCTACTGGAGCTGCCTATGTGATTGCCACGGCTGCCGGTATTGTGTCTGTAAAAAGTGCTGCAAATAATACTGGGACAAACGTTGCGAACAGCCGGTTTGTCAACTATCGCCTAGGTGTGGTCAAAGATTCTCTCAATAGCGCATCACCTGTGTTTGTCTCAATCGCTGACTCATCTGACTTCGGAACAGCAGCAGCAGCTCTCACGCAGATCACTTCAAATGCTGTCTTGCCATTCCCACCGATGATCAAGAGCTTGGAAATCTGCCAGCTGGGCTTTTTGACTGTCAAAGCGAATGGAGCTGGAGCAGGCACATTGACCGCAGTCAATACTCAGTTGCAAGTCTTTGGCGCTGCTTTTGTTGGCGGTGGAACGTCTACAAGTGCTGGTCTCATTACGACTGACACGACAAACTTTGAGACGATCCTTTCTGTGACAGACGTGAATGTCCAAGCTGCTTTGGAAACGATAGACAATGCGGCAGTCAAAAAGGCTGCATCTTCGACAGACAATGCTCTCGTAAGATATGACGGTACAACTGGACAATTGATTCAAGATAGCCTTGTGACAGTAAGTGATGCTGGTGCTATGACGGTTGGCCCTGCAACTGGATTAACAACTCCTCACATTATCCGAAACTCAGACGAGACCAATGGCTATGTTCTAAATTTGGAGAATACCAGCAATGCTGCTGCTCTTGTGCATTGTAAACAGAATGGAAGTACTGTCGGTATATTCGGAAGCAACAGTACAAATTCTTTTATCACACAGAACTCAAGCCTTGTTGTTCAGTCTTTGTGTACACAAGCCGGCGCTTGGACGCTTGGGCCCGTTACGGGCGCAACACACTATATAAACGGGCAGAGCGCAGCTACCGTTTTCACTAATCCGGGTTCTGGGCTTGCACTGTCTGCTTCAATGATAATTACAGGCCCAGCACAAGGAAGCACAAGTATTTCAAATATTCCGAGACTCGCTATCGTAGCAAGCGGCTCAACAGAGATTGGCGCAGGATTATCTGGAGGTGAGATTTACTTCACGAAACAAACCGTATTTTCTAGCGGGTACTCGAATTTCGGTTCAGGAATCAGACATCGCACAGGAGTCGCAGGAGATGCAAGAAGAAATGGTCTTGAGTTTTTTGCGTCAAGTGAGAACCTACAAAACGGTTTTGTAGGAGGTTATAGCGACTACGGCGCTTGGACTCTTGGTGCCTATGACTCTACTGCCACCCATGTTGTCAACGGCAATCTTCAGGTGACTGCCAGAGCGGCTAACTCGTCAAACGTGGCAGCTTATTTTACGTCTACCGGCGTCTTGTCCACCGTGTCCTCTTCAAGGACGACAAAGAAGAATATCGAAGATCTTGAAGGTGGACTGGAACTCGTCAAACAGATGCGGCCTGTTGAGTTTGACTATATTTCCGAAGAGAATCCTCAGAGAAAGATGATCGGTCTCATTGCTGAAGAGCTTGAAGAAGTTTGTACAAATATGGTCGTCCATGATGAACAAGGACAGCCTACGTCGATTTTCTATCAGGATTTGCCCATCGTCCTTTTGAAAGCCATGAAAGATCAGCAGAAGATTATCGAAGACCTTCAAAGACAGATTGACCGGCTGTCAGAGCGTTTATCGGTGTTCGCAGAGCCGGTATAAGATCTGCAAAACTCTCCGAAGTATTTCTCTTCGGCAGCCTTGCGAGCTGCTATGGCGTCTTCAAGATTGTCAAATATACCTAGATAGATACATCTTAGATTGACGCCGATTTGAGCCTGCCACCTGCTGTGCGACTTTTTCCAAAAGATCATCCCATCGCGACACTCGAAAAGCTCACAAAGCAAATATTGGGCAAGCATAGATACCTCCTGTAGATTGTATCGACTGACTGGAGAAAAACTTTAGAGGAATTTTATGACAGTTCAGATTTTATCAGACAAACCAGAAAAAGTGGATTTGCGCCAAGTCGTACTTCAACTGAATAGTCGGTTGTCAAGTATAGAGATTACACAAAGAGTGATTCAAGAGGATCTGCAAAACGCTCAGATAGCAGTTGCGTCAGACATCGTAGAGATTCGCAGAGATCTCGCTGAACATATTAGAAGAACTGCCGCCAACGAGCAAAGGATTAAAATCATGGAAGCGCATGTAAAAGGATCTAAAGAACATGTTCAAACAGGCTTTGACGCTCTTCTTGAGAGTCAGGACAAGACGCTGGAAACATTGGTAAAGATGCAAAGAGAGGAGCGAAAAAGCGGATCCAAAAACCTTCAGATATCAATCGGGATTTTCGCCGCTGTGGCAACGCTGGTCACTGCGCTTGCCGCTTGGCTTTCAAACTCATAGCTCTGTTGAGAGCCAATCACTGGCTTGGATTCCGACGGGCTGGCATGAGCCAACTCCAAGCACTGGAGTCCGTCTGCACTGAGTATCTCCCTTGCATTGTGAGTCGCTAGTGCAAGAACCAGGGAAGGAGTAAGGCTTCGGAGTTGACTGACAAGCGGTGATGGAGATAGCAAGAATTGCAAGAATTAGCTTCATTGGAGCCTCCAGAATAAGGATTACGAGAGGAACCAAATGAGAGTAATACCAGATATGATAATCATGCTGGCCATCGCAATGGCAAGCAATCGTGAGTTACGTTGGTTTTCTCTTCTGCTAATTTCATTGGTAACTATCCGGTCGAAATTCGTCATGTTTGCTCTCCTGTTGATTGTTTCCTACTACCTTCTTATCGGATGATTTCAAAAAAACTTAATGACGATTTGCGAAGTATTTTTCAAAACTCCAACGCCATCCCTATCCCTCCCGTCAGCTTGCCGGTTACCCATCCCTGGACAAACACTGTGGAGTCGCCGAGTCTCACACTCGCAGAAATGTAACCGTTTCTCCACCAAATCGGTTCTATAGTACAGCAAACAACCCCAACACCTATGCTATAGTATTTCACTGCTGTTTTTTGTACTGTAATTGTTTCTGATTTTGTTGTCACACCCAACGTTAAATCACGTAAAATTACCGACTCTCTCTGTGCGTCGATTGCAAGGCTGTAGTTAGATTCTATTATCGTCAGTTTGCCATTGGGTTCCTTGATGGTGGTTCTCTTCGCCTTAGCTTCCCTGTACATCACCTTCTCTACCACCTTCTCGACAACCTTCTCGACAACCTGAATTTCTGTTTTGGTGACGGTTTTCGTGATGGTTTCGGGGGTCTTCCGGAAAGACAAGGCGAAAGCGGCACCAACCGCAAAAGAGAATAGAGACCATTTGATAGTTTCGTTCATGTTCACCTCAAAAAGAAAACCCGCCGGGTGGCGGGAGTGTTTAAAACGGGACATCTGTGTCTGCTGAAACTCCGGGCGCATACATCTGAGTTACAGGCCTAAAGTTCCTGAATACGTTTTTTGTTGCAAAACCTGGTTGTTCTTTTTGGGAAACATCTGCCATAAATGGCTTACCCTTCACGTCCTCTGCTGTGAACTCGTTAATTTCCCCAGTCAATCCACAGGCAACATACATGTAAGAAAACTCCCTTTGTCCAATTTCTTGCGCTTTAACTGAAGGATTGCTCACATTGAACATGTAGAATCCGGATTCATTTGTCTCAAGAGAACGGATTAGGCAATTGTAATATTCTCCAGTCCCTGCTCTTGTCTGTTTAAGCTCGATTTTCTCGACAACGAGCCTGTGGGGCCCTTCTGATATAATTGAATTACCTGTTTTTTCTGATTCTTTTGCGCATTCCAGTGAATTGAATGAAAAACTCATTTTAGCTCTCCTTTGTTGTTTGAACATCCTTTGCCATCGAAGCAGCAGCCCTCGCATCCCACGCAGCCCTCGCATCAGCCCTCGCATCATCCCACGCATCCCTCGCATCAGCCCACGCAGCCCTCGCTGCAGCCATCGCAGCCCTCGCATCATCCCACGCATCCCTCGCTGCAGCCATCGCCGCTACTTCCTTCAATTCTTCAACTGTACTCATTTGATTTCCTTTGTTGTTTGAGCAGCAGCCAACGCAGCATTCGCGGCCAACGCAGCATCCCACGCAGCAACCCACGCATCCCACGCAACCCACGCAGCATCCCACGCAATCCGAGCGACTTCTTCCAATTCTTCCACTGTACTCATTTGATTTCCTTTTTACGAAATTTTTGGAAATTTGAACGTACTTCTGTCTTGTTTGTTGAGGCATGGCAGCCGATGTCCAATGATAATTCCAGCTTCTGGGTCAACATGCACAAGCACTTTATCTGACGTCGTGCTACATCCTTCGGCGTCAATTGCTCGCTGCTGACGCATGTAAGCAATGATATCGACGTCAGCCAGAAGTACAGCAGAACCGTTTTTCTCCAAAAGCGGTTCACAAGTATCAAAATCTTTTCCGGTGAGTGGGTCTGTTGCTGTTCTGAGAGCTTGATGCGCAATTAGTATGATATTCTTTCTAGTCTCACTGAGTTTCTTTACCCACTCAGCAAACATTGTGTAGCGAGTTATGTATGCGCCCTTTGCACCTCCGTAAGGTATTTGAGAAGGGTTAGTAATCTTTTTCGATTCTAGCTGGTTGTGGTCTCTCACAATGCAGTGAGAAAAGTACTGTTCAATTTTGCTCATACTGTCTATGACAATAGTGTCATATTTGGCAATTTCAGCCGCAACTTCATTGGAGTTTAGTTCATATGCTTCTAGCTCTATTCTGTCCGTTTTGATACCGATGGCACCTCTCTCTAAGTCAAGTAATAGCACTCGTCCGGGTTGGGAACATGCTAGCGTGGTCTTTCCTACTTTTGGAAGACCGTAAAGAATCGAGATGACACCACGATCTTGAGTAGTATCTTTGCTGATTATCTTCATTTCATTACCCCTTTATATAAATAACGATGTTGCCGTTATTGTCTGTTTCAACAGAAAACTCTCGGTACCTGTCTCTATCATCCACAACTAAAAAATTGCCGTAATTGACTCCGAGAATAAGCTGTTGAAGTTCAAATACAGTCATTTTTCACCCCATTCTTCAAGAGTAAAACAATCAAATCGTGTAGAGTGATTCCGTCTTTAGCAGCCGTAACCTTCAGACTACGATGCAATTCCTTGTCTATTTCAATTCTTACTTGCATTCTTGACCTCCGGTTTTGTCTTGTTCTTGTCATAGTCAATCCATATCTGACCAATCCAGGCGTACCAAGACTTCATCAATTCGCATCCGCTGGCTTTTTTGGACTCTTCACTCACTGGGGCTTTTTTGTCTTTCATCTCGTCACCTCCTATCTGTACTCTCTCACACAAGTGATGTAGGTGTCAAGAGTTACTTTTGTGATGTTTGTGTTTATTTTACAAATGGCTGATTACACATGGAAAATTCTTTTTTGATAGGTATCTGATACTGTGGAGGGCAAAGAGCCATCCAGAGAAAGATGACAAGAGTATCGTACACTTACGAAATAAGTCAAAACATTGGCTAAAGCTTTTTGCAAAAAGGGCGATAAGTAAAATAGGAGGAAACAAGAACTCCAAGATTCTTGAAAATCAAATAGCGAAAAAAGAAAAAAAAGGTTAAAGCTTTTTGCAAAAATGTCGATAAGATAGGTAGGAAGAAACAAACACTCTAAAGGAGAAACGAAATGAAAAATCACATCGAATTCTTGATTGCAGAATCCCTTGAACTCGCTTCCGAAATCCTTTCCTCACTCTCTTCCAGGTTTGCAACTCTGTCGCTTAGATTGTCTGTTGAATCTCAAAAACGTTGGAACAAAATTGCTCCCTCTGCAAAGTAAACAAACACTATAAAGGAGATGAAGATGACATTTAAAGAAAATGCTATTATTTTTGTAATAGCAATCCCCTTGACTCTTGCGGTTTGGGTTGGTGTATTTGCCCTTGCTTTCTGGTGGATTGGCTAAACGCTCAAAGGAGAACGCTATGAGAACAGTAAAAAGAGAGTCCATCGAACTTAGTCTCGCAATCAAGGGTGCCAAATTCAAGTACTGGCTATTGAATTGCAAAGTTTGGGCATATCTCGGCGCAGAAATCATGATCCCCTGCAAATCCGAGTTGGACTACGACGAGTTTTCGGAAATCTGTGAACAAATCGCCAGGGTTGATGGACGGATGAAATAACGAGGTGTTGAATGGAAATCATTGATTTGATTTGGTTCGTTCTAGGTTTCTCGTACGCAGTGTTTTTCCTAGGTGTTTGCAGTGAAATGTTGACTCACAAGGAGGATCGTAATGGGAATCGTCATCAACGTTGATTTCAAGGCAAAGAGACTAGCGACAAGAGAAGAAATGATCGTAAGGTTGAAGGAATCAATTGTTCGAGTTAACGGTCTGTTCTCACAACTCAAAACTCTCAAAGGGGAATCAAAATGAAATACGGAACTGAAACCCAAACCAAAAATTTCCTGTTCGGGACTACTCTCAGTGTAGTGAAAGGTTTTGAGATTTTTAGAAAAGGAAACAAGGACTTCAACAAAGAAGTCAAAAGCTTCCAGGACTTCAAGGATATTGTCGAGGGATTCCTTTGCTGTTACGCAAAGGCGTCTGACGGACAGGTTATTGACGCTCGCGGCTACAATGTTGCCATGATGTTCAAAATGCCTGAGGATCACGTGCTAAGTTCCTGGTATCACAAACAATGTAAGATTCATAACGAAAGTGTTTGACTAACTGATCTGATACATGTACTATACGATTATGGATAACTGGTTTTTGACAACTGAATAGCGATGAAACTACAAAACAAACAAAAACGAGGAATTACAATGACTTCTATATTTAACAATGAAAATTGGTTGGAAGCTATCAAACAGGAACTTGGATGCGAGACAGACAGAGAGCTGGCTGATCTTGTCGGGGCTCAGCTTCAAACTGTGTCGCTTTGGAGACGAAAGAAGAGGAGCCCGAGTCTCATCTTCAGAAGAGCAATCCAAGAGCAACTGAAAAAGAAACAAAATGGAGACTAACAGAATGGCTAGACTGAATATTGAAGACCGGTTCTTTTCTGACCCTCGGGTAGACAAAATAGCGAAGGGAATAAGAAAGTCGGCTTATGATACCGATGATTTATCAAAGTTTGCGGCAATAGGGTTTCTGACTATAGTTTGGCATGAAATGCAATCTAGTCAAATAATAGTCGCGTCAAAAGAAAAAATAGACTTCTGGACTTGTGAAGGTGTTGCTGAGTTGATAATTGCGTCCGGGTTGGGAACAGTAGTAGATGGTGGTTTGATGTTGAGTGGCAACAAACAACAAATTGACGCTTTGAAAGCGAAGCATATAAAAGCCAAAGGAGCAGCTGCAACGAGATGGGAAAGCGATGCTCCAAGCATCGAAAAAGTGAAAAATCGATGCTCCAAGCATCGAAAAAGTGAAAAATCGATGCTCCAAGCATCGAAAAACGAGGAAAGCGATGCTCCAAGCATGCTTGTAGCATCGGATGTTTTGGAGAGCGTCGAAGGAGAGGTTGAAGACCTCGAAGAGGACGTTTTTGGTCTCTGTGAGATGCTTCAAGGGGCAAAAAGCAGCTCAAACAGTGTTGCTAGTTTTAGCTCCAAAAACATGCTTGGAGCATCGAAAAACGAGGAAATCGATGCTCCAAGCATCGAAAAAGTGGAAAATCGATGCTTGGAGCATCTCCAATTACAATTACAATTACAATTACAAAAACAAATACAAGATCAAGAAAAGAATACCCCGAAAATTTCAACGGCGAGCGAAGAGCGTCTTGAGGCTTCAAGAAAAATGCCAGTACCTAAACTGACTACTAAACCACCAATTGCACGCAAGAGTCAAGATTACGCCGTGATTGAAAACGGAGCAGCAACGATAGTGCCCTCACCCGTTCCGGTCTCGGACGACTTTTCTCCTCATACTTCTGTTTGTGATTATAACGGCTCTGTAATCGAGACGAGCCTCTTCGATGAGTCAGTATCAGCAGAGGTAGTAACTGACCTTGTGGCAGTCTTGGAAATACCCAAAAAGACCCCTTCCAAGAAAAAGGACACTACGGTTTTTGACCCCGCATTACTCGAACTCACTCAAGACTGGATTGACTTTGCTCGAAATTCCCATCCTCATCTCGTTGCGAACGAGACGGACTGGTCAGCGGCTCTTGCGGGTGCAGTGGCTTATCTTAAAAAAGATGTTCATTATCTCAAGGCAGTGTTCGAGTTCATAAAGCGAAACGAATTTTGGCAGAAAAACTGCATAAGTCCAATGTCTCTCAAAACAAAGTCAAAGAACAACGGATTGTTCAAAATCGATAACATCATTGCCGCTATGCGAATGGACAAAAAAACATTCGTAGAGCAACAAAACGAACAGTGGGCTGCTGAAGGCATCAAACCTCTATTTTGAAAGAAAATCGAAATGATAAACGAAAATGAGGTGAAGGTCGTACTCGCGACCCTCAGAAAACTTGCCGCCGTTGTCTCCAACTTCGCTCCTGACTTCGGGAAACAGGAAGTCGCGGAGGCTTGGTGCGAGAACTTGCAGGACTTCACTCTCACGGAAATCGGCATCGCTTGCAAAGCAGCCGTTTCATCTTGCAGAACATTTCCCTCTATCTCTGAGTTCAGAGCTTTTGTTGGTAGAAAGAAAGCGACAGATGAGGAAGTCGCAAGCGAATGCGTCGAAGCAATATTGGCCGGTGTCAAGATGGGATTTGAAGCTCAAGTCAAAGCCCACGAAACCATGGGTCAACTCGCTTGGGACGTTGCGATGAAATGCGGAAGTTGGTGGGATCTGTGCTACAACACAAACCTCGAATCAGCAGACTTTATCAAGAGAACCTGGAAAACAACAGCACTGAACCACATACGGCAAGTAAAGTCCGGCACGGTAGGTCAGCAGCCTCAGCTCGATTCATCACTGCTACAGGCTTTAGAAAGCGCCCGAGAGGGGTCTCGTAAACTCATCGAGGAGGGTTGAACATGAGAGAGAAGAAACCACTGACAAGCGAACAAAAAGCAGCCAACGAAGAGTGGGACAAATTTGCTTCAAAATTCCCTGAGCCAGGAAAGGGCCGCGGAAAAGATGTGGTGTGGATGCTCAGAGACATGGGTTACACTGATGAACAACAAATAGTCGAGCTTGGAATGAGAATACTCATGAGTAAAATGAGGTTAAAAACACTTGGAGGATATTCATTGTGAACATAGATAATTGGGGTTATGACCGAACGGACGAGATATACGAACACACTCATCAACAAGAACAGGAAGATGAGATAGAACGCTGTGTTAACTGCACATGGTCAGAGCCAGCCCCGCCTGACACTTTCGGTATGCTTCATTGCACATTTCATGACATGGTGTTCCTAAAGAAGATTGCAAAGATATGTAAACACTACGAAAACGAAAATAGTGATCAAGTTTCTGACGACACAGACGATACGTAACTCAGAAGGAAATGCAATGCCTCTTACCGAAGACGATATTGAAGAAATAATAACGGGTGGCAGTTATTTTGGTTGTGATGATGATGAGGAAGACGACTATGATGATGTCTGATTTGGTTTACAAAGATGGCCAATTGTATTGGAAACGAGACATGCAATTCCCTGCTGGTCAAGTTACTGAAACCGGATACATACGGATTGTTGTGAACCGAAAGAATATTTTTGCTCACAGAATAGTGTGGGAAATGTTTAACGGCTCTTTGTTAGAAGGAGACAAAGTTTTTCACAAAAATGGAGACAAAAGCGACAACAGAATCGAGAATTTGACGATTGAAAAAACAGCAAGAAAAGATTCAACCAGTAAGGTACCTGGTGTGAATTTCTACAAGAAAACCCAGAAATGGGCAGCAATCGGAAGAAAGGATAAAAAAACCTTTTGCCTTGGTTACTTCCTGAGAGTTGAAGATGCAATTGCAGCACGTAAAGCATGGGAGAACGCCTCATGACAGAAAATAGTTGTCAACTCAGCGAACGCATATTTGACCTAATAGCATCTGCTAAAGGACGCGGAATGGAGGACTTATACATTATCTCTGCTCTCGCTGCAAACATGCAGTTGATTGCAGATGAAAGTCAAGACCCTGAACTGTTGCAGGACGTCCTGTCCTGTCTCACTGTTAAAGTGGAAGAGAAGATTCCAGAATATTTACTAAATTGAGGTGAAACATGATTTCAGTAATTATCTATGGCAGAGGCCGGACACCAGAATACAAAACACTCAAATCAGCCGCTGCTGACGTGTACTCAAACGAGGACGTGTGGATGTGGCCCGGAGAGTTCAAAGCTATCTGCACAGGTCTTAAAATCGATGAAACGACACTGGAGGATGAGCATCTTGAGGTGAGACCGAGAAGTGGCATGACGATGAAAGGAATCGTTGCTCACCTAGGCACCATAGACCCAGATTACAAAGGTGAAATCAAAGTGATACTTGAAAACCGTACAGGAGAGAAATACTTGGTACAGAAGGGAGACAGAATCGCACAAATTATGATGTGCACGCACCGCAAGATATACGGCGCAATACAATGCTATGACGAGAGAACTGGTGGATTTGGAAGCACGGGGGAGAAATAAAATGAAAGGCTACAACACCGCTTCAAGCATCATAGTCGAAAAACCCTTGGTGTGCTTGGTATTCTTGCCTGTAAAACCTCAGGCTAAGGAGAGACCAAGGTTATCCCGAGGACACACTTACACTCCAAAGAAAACGGTGGATGCGGAGAAGGCAATCAGGGATGCTTGGCAAGCTCGATTCTCAGGACCACCACTTCAAGGCCCGCTCACCGTGATGATGACCTTCGTGATTCTCAGACCGAAGTCACGGAAGCCTTTAAAAGAACGTTTTCACACTCAGAAACCTGATGCTGACAACCTGGCAAAGCTGGTTTGCGATGCACTTAACGGGGTGGTATGGGTTGACGACTCTCAGATATGTGACTTGCACGTCGTCAAGGTCTACACTGACGATGGAGAAAGAGTCGGCGTTCACTTGTCAGTAGAAACAATTATCATGAAATGAGGTTGCTTTGAGCACTTCGGAGCGCGTCGGAACGCGCGGGATGGGAGTCTTGAGGGTAGGAGCAAAAGGCTCTTACTCTCTTTTTTTTTGTTTAAACGTTGTAACGTGATGTATAGTATGGTATAATAATAAAAGGTAACGTATACAAAAGGTTATAGGAGGTATTTATGTTATCTGTTTCGAAGTCTAAAATAGATACCATAAGTACCGAGCAAGCGAGATGGTACAAGAAATTGAAAGATGCCGGATTCAAAGATATTGAAGTCCAATGGCCTGACGGTAAACCTCCTAACTTCAGAAAAATCATTCGCAATGAATCCAACATCACACATGGTAAGACGTTCAAATCCGAGCACTGGACTGTTGCGCTGCAGCTTTACGCACATCACTTCCAGGGCGTCACTGATCATGAGCGCGATGTGTTGACTAGACTGGCCAATGGTGCCACTTACAACGAAATTGCAAAAGAGCTGAACAGCACCTTTGCAAAGGTTCGCTACATCCTCACGAAAGCGATGAGGCAAATCAAAGAAGACGTGATGAAGTATCCACAACCCGACTACTTAAGCACAGAAGAGGAAGAGTCATGAGCGATGAAATGGAGCCTTGTGGCGAAGTGAAAGAGTGTGCTAGGTGCAAGCAGGTGTTGCCTGTTGAGGACTTCTACTGGGCTCGCAAGAGCGAGAACCAGAGGCAGCCAATGTGTCGCGCTTGTCAACGCGATTACAACTTGGAACTCAAGACCATGCGGTGCCTTCCCAAAGTTGTTCAACCCTCAAAACTCGCACTCCCTGAACCAAGCAGGTACAGCATCAACAACAACGACGACACCACCAGCATCATCTCCGAGATTCGCGACGGTTGCGCAGACATTGCGCGTGGCCTGTGCAAGAAGAGAGTCTCGACAGACTTGAAGGAAATCAAGCTGCAAGTGGAAATATTGGAGAAGGTGAACAAAATCATCATCACAAATTCAATGTTCATTAACGAGAACATCGACTTGACCACCATCACTGACGAGCAGCTTCTTGAGCTTGCACAGAGAACAAAGGAAGTCAGGAGGGCGAATGAAACTTGAGCAGTCAACTGAGGAAGACCTGCCGTTCATATTCAATAGCTGGCTGAAGGACTATCGCAAGAACGTCAGGCTACCTGCTGGCATCTATTTTAGCGGTCACCACCGCATCATTGAACGTTTGTTGGAGAAGTCTATCTGTCTCACACTCAAAGAAGAGGGAGTCATTGTCGCATGGATTGTGTATGAACCCGACTGCTTGCACTACCTTTACGTCAAGCACCTGTATCATGGCTTCAACATCGCAGAGCGCATGCTGCTCACCGCATTCCCCAAGGGATGTGAGTGCATATCTCATAACTCGCGCACTCTCGCGGCTCTATTGCCTCTTGCAACATTCAACCCTTATCGGAGTATCGTATGAAAGTTTCCTACGTAGCATTTGGTCAACACGTTAAATCCATCTCAGCTATGCGCATTGGCGAACGCTATGCCGGTACTGGCACCATCTTTTCCATGGACTTCAAACAGGATTACCTGCTCATCGACCTCAAGGACGAGTCAGGCAAGGCTGTCCAAATTGTCGTGCCTTCATCGAACATCGCTTTCATGCAAATTATCCTCGAGGTTACTAAATGATTTCAGCAAACCTCATTGCTAAAGAGATAGCTAAACGCGCTCAGACCAACGTCATGAGTGGGCTATTTGATAAGCAATTGGCGTTTGTTCAAGACAAAAGCAACTTCAAGCTGGCACGCTGCTCAAGACGTGCTGGCAAGAGCTTCGCTTGCGCTCGCTACCTTCTGCATGTGGCCAGTCAGACCCCTGACTCAAACTGCGTTTACCTGGCTCTCACCAGGAAGAGTGCGAAGCGCATCCTTTGGGGCTTGCTAAAGAAAATAGCAAAAGAAAACAGCATAAAGTGTGCATTCATGGAGGCCGAACTCTCTGTTGAGTTCAGCAATGGCAGCTACATCTATCTGCTTGGAGCTAATGATGAAACAGTTTCTGAGACTTTGCGCGGTTCTCCGTGGGATTTGGTGGTTATTGATGAGGTGGCTTCGTACCGTGGGCATCTCGAAGAACTCATCGACGAGAACATCACCCCTGCCTTGCTTGATCACAATGGAACGGTTGTACTTATCGGAACACCATCCTCTGACTTCACCTCCTTCTTTTACAAAGCCGACCATGACAAATCGTGGTCGAACCACTCGTGGACGATGTTCGACAATCCCTTCATCAAAGGCGCACAGGAATTCTTAACAGGGCTCATGGCAAAGAAGGGGTGGACAAAGGAAACGCCCCTCGTTAAACGTGAATATTACGGCATCTGGGCTAGGTCTATGATTGATCAGGTCTACCAATACTCTCCACTGACAAACCGCTGTGATGAGCTTCCTGATGGCCTTACATACATCATTGGTTCTGACGTCGGCTGGTCTGATGACAAATCAATCGTCGTGCTTGGCTTCAACACGCAAGAGAGCGATATCGTTTACATCGTGCACAAAGAGAAACGCTCACACTGGCTCATCTCTGACTTCGGGCAGCGTTTGGTGGAGCTGACACGCATGTACAACCCCATCAAGACCGTGATTGACCCAGCAGCAGGTGGCAAAGACATGGCTGAGGAGTTTCGCTCCCGCTTCTCTCTCATGATAGATTCCGCAAAGAAAACAGCGAAGTGCGACTACATCGAGTTCTTCAATGCTGCCATGGTAGGTGGCAAGATACTAAATTTAGTATCAAGTGAATCAGATGAGCTTGAAGCTGAGTATCAGGAATTGCAATGGGCAGACAAGGACAAACGTGCAGAAGGGCCACAACCCAATCACCTGGCAGATGCCTGTCTCTATGCTTGGCGCGAAGCTTACGCCTACATCTTTGAAGAGCAGGCACCTGTACCAGCTCGCGGCACAGCAGAGCGTATTAACCATGACGCAAAGAAGTGGGAAACGATGCTCGATGAACAGCTCAACAGAGGTTCGCAACAAGAGGATTGGGAAACATTCTCACAGTGACAGTTTACAGGCAAACAAGACAAAGGAGAACATTATGACACTTGACGAAGCGAAGGATTTTATCATCTTTTGTAGGGAAAACGGCGTTTATCAGGTTAAATTTCAAGAACTTGAGGCTATGATAGCTGAGCCAGAACGAAAGGTTGAACGCTTTCCACAAGAAGACAGTTTCAATTATATACCTCAGATGAGTCCTTCAATTGTGACTAACTGCTTTGATATACCGGAGATCCAATCATGATTGACAACTACATGCCAAGCAAGGAAGATACGTCTAACTTCTGGTGGGATACTGACAAGAACGACGCACACAAAGAAGTGTGTCAGATGGTCATGTGGCTTGAGAAAGAGCAGATGGGCAGGCTTGCACAGCTTAACCGAAACGTTCGCTTGTACAATTCAGCCACGTCTTCACCATCACAAACAAACCAGGATTTCAGCCAGTTCAACACCTCTCCCGGCCTTGGCAAAGAGTCACGTGTGTCGCTTAACATCGTGAAATCATGTGTGGATACGTGTGCTTCCAAGATTGCCAAGAACAAAATCAAACCAACTGTCATCACGGATGGTGCCGACTGGAGTATCCAACGCAAAGCTGAGAAGTTGGATCGTGCTATGCGTGGGCTTTGGTCGCGCAAAGACGTTCATAGCCTTATGCGCAAGATTTTCGTCGATGGGGCCATCACTGGCACTGGGTGCTTGAAGGTGATCGAAAGTGACAACGACATAGGCTTTGAGCGAGTCATGTGCAATTATTTGATGGTTGATGACATGGAGGCTATCAACGGGAATCCTCAAACTCTCTATCAATATCAATTCGTTGACAGGCAAGTGCTCATCTCTCTCTATCAAGGTGGTGAAAAAAAGGAGGCTATCGCCAAGTCGAACGCCTACAAGCCCACTGGCATCAATTCAAAATCAGACCTGGTGCGAGTCTTTGAAGCCTGGCGTCTCCCAATCGGGCAGGCTAAGGGTCGCCATGTGATTGTCTTGGACAACGTGACGCTCTTGGATGAGGAGTGGAAGACAGAATCATTCCCCTTTGTCTTCTTTCGCTGGCAATCGCCTCAGGTAGGTTTTTGGGGGAATGCTCTCGTCGACGATTTGTGGAGCCTGCAATACGAAATCTCCAAAGTGATGTATTTCATTCAACAATCTATTCATCTTGGTCATGCTCCCAAATGGCTTGTGCATCAAAGTGCTTCCATTCCTGCCTCTCACCTCAACAACACCGTGGGATCCATCGTGAAGTGGACGGGAGCACAGGTCCCTGTTTACATCGCACCCAACCCCGTTGGGCCTCAGGTTATGCAGTATCTCGATTGGCTCATCGAACAAGCATACAGAATGACTGGCATCTCTGAGCTATCAGCACGTTCTGAGAAGCCGGGAGGGCTCAACAGTGGCAAAGCTCTTCAAACTTACAACGACATCGAGACTCAGCGCTTCGTGCTCATTGGTCAAGAGTTTGAGCAAGCGCACTCCGAGCTTTACTACAGAACTGTGGAAGCAGCCCGCAGAGCCAGCGAAGTTAACAAGGACTTCTTGCTCATCACTCAAGACAAGCGTCGTGGCATTCAACACGTCCCATGGAGCGACGTGACCATGGACGATGACCAGCTTGTCGTAAACGTGTTCCCCACTTCAATGCTGCCACATTCCCCTGAGGGTAGACTTGCGTTTGTCCAAGAGTTGCTAGCAGCTGGCAAGATTGATGATGACTCTGCTTTGGAATTACTGGACTTTCCTGACACGACGAGCTATCGAGAGTTGCGCCTTGCTGACACCTACGCCATTCAGGACGCTATCAGTGATATTGTCGATTCTGGAGAGTACAAGCCTCCAGAACCATTCGACAATCTTAAGAAAGCACTAGACCTTGCCCATAGGTCTTACTTGCGTTTCCGCACCCAAGGAGCCCCAGAGAAAACTCTCGCACTTCTCAGGATGTACATCGAAGATGTCAGATCGTTAATCGATCAAGGAGAGCAACAACAAACAGCATTGCAGGTTGCAAGTCCAACTCCAACTAATGCAGGTCAGACAGCACAGACGGTTATGAGTCTTCCTGGGCAAGCAATACAATCACAGCCGGAACCTGCTGCACCATCACCAGAAGGAGCCACGCCAATATGAAAGCTTCGCCATTGGTTCTCGACAGGATTCGTAATTTCGAAGGAATGAGGCTGTTGGCATACGTTTGCCCTGCTGGGAAGCTGACCATCGGCTATGGGCATACAGGCCCCGATGTTTCGGTTGGACAGGTTATCAATGCAGCAAAGGCAAACGAGTTGTTCATGGCTGACGTTAAGGAGTGTGAGGAAGGCTTGTCAGCAGCAGTGAGAGTGAAGCTTACCCAAGGCCAGTTTGATTCTTTGATGAGCTTCGTTTTTAACTTTGGCCTTGGCAATCTTAGAGCATCTATGTTGCTCAAAAAGCTAAATTCTGCTGACTATGAAGGCGCTCGCAAAGAGTTTGCGCGATGGAATCACATCAAGAAGAATGGTAAGATGGTAGAGTCACCTGGTTTGACTGGTAGACGTAGATGGGAAACGGAAAATTTTGTCTGAACAAAGCAAAGGAGAAACAATGTTTGATGAAGCACCTGTAGAATCAGTCGAAGCACCTGTAGAATCAGCAGAACCTGCACCCGAGGACGCATTTGTCTCTAAATTCGCGTCGCTGGCTCGTAAAGAGAAGGCTTTGAGAGCAAAGGAAGCTGAGTTCAAAGCTGGTCAAGAGAAGTTTCAATCATTTGACAAGCGAGTGGCCAGCTTCAAGCAAGATCCGCAAGCCGTGATTGACTTCCTTCAGGAAAATGGCATCGATTACAGCTCTTTGACTGAACAAATGCTAAATAAGATGGGAATGGGCAAACCTGTTGAGCCAATTGACGAGTTGAGAGCTGAAATTGAGCGTCTAAAGGCAGAACGAGACCAAGAAAAGGTTCAGGCAAAGACTGAAGCTGAAAAAGCGCAAGAGGAAGCACAGGCTAAGGCTACTGAGCAATTCAAGAACAACATCAAGCAAGCAATCACTGACGGAGGTGAAGAGTTCGAGCTTATTCGCGAGCTGGGCTATGAAGACGCTGTTTTTGACACGATTAGGGCATATTACGAACAGAATCAGCAATTGCTGGATGTTAAGACGGCTTGCGAGTATACTGAGAAATACCTTGAGAAACAAGTTGAATCATACCGGAAGATTAACAAGTTCAAGAGGGTTCTCGGTGATGAGCAAGTAGAGCAAGTCAAGATGCCATGGGCACAGCAAGAGCCCAGAAGTCTGAGCAATGTGCAAATGCAGGCAAACCAACGCCCTGCACCCAAGGTCTCCCAAGCAGATCCGCTTGACCGAGACGCAAGAATTAAAGCCATTTTGGCTCGTAACAGTTAACACTTAGAAAGGTAGAACACCATGGCAGATATGACTTTGTCCTTCGCAGAACCCATGCTGAAACAATACTATGACAAGGCAATGGTTGAGAACCTGGTCTATGCTGATAGACCATTCTTCGCAATGCTCAAGAAAAAGACTGACTTTGTGGGTGATGTGCAGAAATTGCCTCTCATCTATGGCAACCCTCAGGGTGCCTCTCATGACTTCTCCAAGGCCCTTGCCAACAAGACCAACTCCAAGCTTAAGGCATTCCTTATCTCTGTCGAGACGGAATATGCCGTTGCTTCCGTTACCAATGAAGTTCTCTTGGCGTCTAGCAATGACCGAGGCTCTTTCCTCTCTGCCCTTACTCTCGAAATCGATGGAGCCATGCAAACCGTTGCACGCCGTCTGTCCATTGCATCATTCCGTTCTGGCTCTGGTTCCATTGGCAGGATTGCATCTACTCAGGTAGCCGGCAACACTGTGTTGGTGCTCGCTAACCCTGACGACATCGTGAGCTTTGAAGTCGGTCAGGCTCTCCAAAGCGACACCGTTGATGGTGGTGGAACTGTAAGCTCGACCGCAGTGTATGTCGTAGCAATCGACCGTGACGCTGGTACGTTCTCGGTAGGAGCAACGCAAGGCGGGGCTGCAATCACTGCAACGGTATCTGCATTGGTCGCCGACAAGTACATCTTCGTTGATGGTGACTATGACGGCAAGCTCAAAGGGCTTTCTGCTTGGCTTCCCTCTTCTGTGGCTTCCAACGACTCGTTCTTCAACGTCAACCGAAGCTCTGACAAGACTCGTCTCGCCGGTGTTTACATCGATGGCTCTGCTCTGTCTGTCGAGGAAGCTCTCATCAAGGCAGAGACCCGCCTGTCGCGTGAAGGTGCCTCTCCTTCTCATGTGTTCATGAACCACACCGATTGGAACCGTCTCAAAGTCGAGTTGGGCACGAAGATTATGTATGTGGATGTGAAGGCTGGTAGCGAGGCTGCATTCAGTTTCAAAGGCATCATGCTCAATGGTTCCAAGGGAGTCCTCATCTGCCTGCCTGACCGTGATTGCCCCTCAGGTCAAGCATTCATGCTCCAGATGAGCACCTGGTATCTGCTCTCCCGTGGTGAGCCTGTGTCTGTGTTCAAGGCTGATGGTCAGTCGCTCCTCCGAGATGTGTCTTCTGACTCTGTAACCGCACGAATCGTGAGCTATGCACAAATGGGATGTGTTGCACCCGGTTGGAATGCTCGAATATTGCTTCGCTAAGTTAACAATGGGGCGGCATATCGCCGCTCCTTTTCTTTTATAGGAGAAAATTTCATGGCTTCAAGACTGTTTCAACGTGGCGGTGTCCTCACTCTCGAAAAAGACATTGTGATTCTGTTTGGAAACGCTGTGATTGGCGCAGCGGGTGCCGTAGGGACTATCAAAGGTTCCGGCATTCTTGATGTTGTCCATGGTGTTACTGGCGTTTATACCATTCAGCTTGAGGATAAGTATGCAAGATATCTTGGCGGGTCTGTTGGGTTTGTTTCCGCTGCTGGTTCTGGCATTGCTAGCGTGGAAGTTTCTGACCTGAATTGCCAAGCCTTGATTGCTGCTGGTTCGCCCATTCCAATCAACTGCTTTGACTTTGCTGGCGTGCTTGCAGACCCTGCTGCATCCTCTGTGCTCAGCTTCATGTTCATCTTGCGCAACTCGTCTATCAAGGGGAAAGGGGAATAACATGCCATTGCTTGACAAAAAGGGCACGAACAATAAAAATATGGGAGGAGCTATTTTGGCAATGATGTCAAAAGGCCCTTCCGTCTCCAAAGACAAGCTCTCTCGGGGTGGTGATGGCGAGCTTGAGCCAGAATCAGAAGACGTTGGAGTCGATGATCAAATTAAGATTTGCGCCAACAAACTTATGCGGGCTATCCATGAAGAGAATGTGGATTTGTTTGTTCGTGCTTACACAGACTTGCATGAAGCGGTTGACCTTAAGCTTGAAGGTGGTGAGGGTGAGGAAGAGGAGTCAGGAGACGACTACTCCAGTGATTCTCTCTCGGAATAGCCTTTTCTAGGCATTCATGACCAGCCGGGTGACTCCCGGCTTTCTTTTTAGGAGAAACTTATGGCCTTCAACCCGACTGTGACCGAGCTAGTGACCAATGTTCGTCAAAGGACAAACATGGAGAAGAGCCTGTTTGTCACTGACACCGAAATTGTCGGTCTGCTCAATAGGGCGCATGCAGAACTTTATGACTTAGTGGTCAGCGTGAACGAGAATTACTTTGTAAATGATTCTACGTTTGCATTGAATGGTGATGAGTTCTATGCTTTGCCTGCTGATCTGTACAAGTTGATCGGAGTAGACCTACACGTGGACTCAGACAGAACAATATCTCTCCGAAGGTTCAACTTCGCAGAGCGAAACAAGTACAAAACCACCATCTACGTGCCCCACATTCCGGCATCTATCTACAGTTACAACGTACAGGGCCTACGCATCAAGTTTATCCCAAAGCCTATAGAGACTAGGGACAT